CGCATACTGGCAGAGAGGAGAGACTCTCGACTATAAAAACACGGGAAGCTCCGTAATTGAAGCAAATACGATCATTGTATTTGGAAGCAAGATCGGAATTGCTGGAATGGAGATCAATCCAGGAGAAACTGGAAGTTTACATATCTCCGGAACGTTTGAATTTCCGAAAGCAACTGGTGCGATCGCAGCAGGGGCAGATGTATACTTTGACAAAACAGCTGGAAACATTACATCAACAGCAGCATCAAATACAAAAGCGGGATTCACTGTAGCTGCTGCCGCTGAAGCAGACACAAAAGTCCTAGTAAAGATCAATGCCTAATTTGATTGCAACGAGACCAATCTTATATTTGGCACATCAATATAAGGTTGGAGACATTTTGCCGCAGGACGCAGGGCTGGCAGAGGCATGGGTTGAAACAAATTCTGCTGTCTGGGAAGAAGAAGCCCAGGCAGCAGAAAAGTCCAAGAAAGCGAGAAGAGTTGTGGCTCAACCAGGAGTGTCAGGAAAATCTTCAGACGGAGATCCTGAAGCTCTAGCTGGAAGAGTTCCAACAAAACGATAATGTCATTTAAGGACCTTATTAAAAAAGATGTGCAAAAAATATTTATGAATCCCGATGAATTCTCCGAAATTCATAACATAAACGATAAGGATATGCCGATTCAGATCGATGCAAATGAACAGATCGAGCGAGAAAAGAGGCAGAATCAGAATTCTAGCGGAATTTATGTAAATCAGAAATTGATTTATGTTTCTGCGCAGGATTACGGGAAACTGCCAAAACAAGGTTCTCGAATCGTCATGGATGGCTATTTTTACATGGTAGCAGATGCAATCGACGAAGGCGGCGTCTATACGTTAACACTGGAGGTGGTCAGAGCATGATCAAAATAGAAATCAATCAAAGAGAATTGAATCGTATTGATCAAAAACTTGCCCAGATTGGTAAAAAAACTCCAGTGGTAGTATCGAGGGCGCTGAATAAAACGGCAGTTAGTGCAAGAGTGAGATTGAAAAATCGAGCGCAAGCGGCTTATACGGTGAAGTCTGGAAAATTTAATAAGTACATGGAAATTCGAAAAGCAAATACTGGCAGTTTGTGCGCTGAGATTAGATCGCAAGGTTCGCCGTTAAATTTGACAAACTTTAAAGCAACAACTCCCAAAAGCGGAGCAAAGGCGCAAATTGTAGCAGGCGGAGGTTTAAAGGTACTTATTTATTCAGCAGGAAGCAGTCCAATCAAAGCGTTCAGAGGACCGAATGGTCTAATTTTTCAACGGCGAGGCAAAAAAAGAAAACCAATTAAGAAGCTGTTTTCAAACTCAATTCCAGTCATGATCGGAAGCGAGGAAAGAGTCTATGGTGTTGAGAAAGATAACATACAAAGTGATCTGAACAAATATGTATCGCAGCAAATCGCGATACTGATAAAGTAGGGTGAAAAAATGACAGCATTAGAACTGCAAGAAGATCTTGCAAACGAAGTAAGCGAAATCGTAAAGGATGTCCAGACAAAAAACTGGCAAGGGAAACTAGTGTCAGGTGTGACAACCTTCAGACAAAAGCTTCCGGAACTGGTAGCAGATGAAGATAATCCGTCACAGTTCTTCCCTTATGCGATTATTCGCTTAGAGAATGGAGAAACTGCAGATGACAATGATCCATGGACAGTAGCAACGTCCGTTCTTTTTGGTATTTACGACGCAGATGTTAATAATACCGGTTATAAGAGTGTGATGGAGATGGTGCAGAGAACAATTGATCACTTCACAGCAACTCCACTGTTAAATAAAAAATTTAGGGCAAAACAGGAAATAAGCTGGGCGCTGCAAGAAGCAGATCCTAATACCTATCCTTATTCATTTGGAGCGGTAGAAATCAAGTTCGAAGTTCCTAAGATGCCCAGAAAGGATGATTACGCATAATGGCAACAGAAAAAGCAAAGACAACTGCAACCGCAAAACCAGAGGCAGTCGCAATTACAAAAATTTATGTAGGACCAACGATTCCAGGCGTAGCGATTCAGAATAGAGTCTATTCAGAAACTCCGGCTGGGCTTTCCGAAGCATTCGAAAAGGTTCCAGAAATGCAGAATCTTATGATTCCGATTTCTGAATACGCAGAAGCAGAAAGAATGATCGATAATCGAAAAGGTTATGTCTATAGCGCCTATTTAAAGGCATTAGAATATAAAGAAAATAAAGGAGGAAACTAATAGTGAAGCATGGAATTTTTATCCAAGAAGAAGCTACAGCACTCACAGTACCGATCACCGGTAACAGTTCAGTGCAGGTAGTTATCGGAGCAGCTCCGATCAACATGGCAGAGAATCCTGCAGAATTAGTCAATGTGCCAATTCTTGCAAATTCAGCCACGGAAGCAAAGGCAGCACTCGGATACAGCAATAAGATGGCAAAAGGCGAGTACACACTCTGCCAGACAATGTATGCGACAAGTAATTTATTCGTCGTATCACCGGTTGTTTACATCAATGTTCTGGATCCGGCCAAACATAAAAAATCATTAGCTGAATCCCAGTATCCGGTCGTAAATAAACAGGCAACGATTAACGTTGAAGGGGTACTAAGAGACAGCTTGGCTGTTAAGAATTCGACTGGAGCGGTAGCTCTTACAGAAGGTACTGATTATAGTGCAGAATTCAATGAGGATGGCCATCTGATACTGACAATGATCGCAGGAGGAAAAGGAATCTCTGCTACAAGCTTAACTGTATCAGGAGATGTTCTGGATCCATCAATGATCAAGAAAGAAGATATTATCGGTGCTTACAATCCATCAACAGGAGCCGAAACAGGAGCTGAGGTAATCCGTCAGGTTTACCCAAAACTTGGTATCGTCCCTGGACTGTTGATTGCACCGGAATGGTCACAGGAACCAGAGGTCGGTGTGGCACTTGCGGCCAAGGCAGCACTACTCAATGGTGTCTTTAAGGCGATGGCACTCGTAGATCTTGATACAACAAAAGCAACAAAGTACACGGACACAAAGAAGGTGAAAGAAGATAGTGGATTTACTTCAAAATTCTGCTATCCATTGTGGCCAAAAGCTAAGGTTGGAGATAAGGTTCTTTCCATGTCCACAGTTGTTGGTGCGCTGATTGCTTACACGGACGCAGAAAATGACGATGTGCCTTCTATCTCTCCATCAAATAAAATGCTAGGCGTGACAGGTGTATGTCTGCAGGATGGAACAGAAGTGACAATCGATCAGGATCAGGGGTCAACTGTCAATACATACGGAGTTGCAACGGCGATCAATGTGAATGGTTGGAGACTCTGGGGAAATTATACCGGAGCATATCCATCTGGCACGGATGCAAAAGATATCTGGTTCCCAGTTCGCCGAATGTTCAACTGGCATGGAAACACATTCATTCAGACCTACTTCTCGAAAGTAGACAATCCGATGAATCATGTACTGATTGAATCTGTTGTGGATTCAGAAAATATTCGATGCGGAGCATATGCACCAGATAAATGGGCAGGAGCATCTATCGAATATCGTCAGTCAGACAATCCAACGTCAGATATTCTGGCAGGAAAGATGACCTTCAGACAGAAGATCGCGCCGTATACGCCAGCTCAAGAGATTGAAAACATCTTAAGCTACGACATCGAAACACTTACTAATGTCCTTCAGGGAGGTGAATAAGAATGGATTTATTACCAGAAGTCCTGAATAACTTTAATATTTATAACGATTCAGGAAATAAACTGATCGGAGTTTCTGGAGAGGTAGAACTTCCAGAATTAGAAGCAATCACAGATACATTAGAAGGATGTGGAGTCCTGGGAGAAATTGAAGATCCAGTCACAGGGCAGTTCTCTAGTGCGACTATTAAAATTCCTTTTGCCGTTCTGTATGAAAGCTTGTTCTCGATCATGAACACAACAAAACCGCCGCAACTGACACTTAGGGCGTCAATGCAGTGCATGGATCCAACAACTGGAGTCACAGATTACTATCCAGTTAAGATCGTTGTTCGAGGAAAAGCAAAAACCAATACTCTCGGCAAAGCTTCCAAAGGAAAGAAAATGGAAGCAGAAGTCGAAATGGAGATTTTATACATTAAAATCGAAGTAAACAATAAGACAGTTCTGGAACTTGATAAATTAAACTTCATTTATGTATTAAATGGAGTTGATATGCTGGCAAAAATCAGAAGCCAGTGCTAAAGGAGGATAACAATGAGCGAAAAGAAAGCTGAAGTGATAACAATGAAGATCGCAGAAGAGAAAAATGAAATGATCATCGAGCTTGTCAATACATATGATTTTGAAGGAGAAAAGATCAGTAAAATTGACATGAGTGGACTCGAAGATATTACTGCAAATGACATGATCAAAGCAAACAAAGTGCTGACAGCATCCGGAGGAGTGACAATGATGCCGGAAACAAATCTGGAATATTGCTTGATCATTGCAGCAGGAGCAACAGGACGCCCTGTGGAATTCTTTAAATCAATGAAGCCGCACGACGCAATTAAGATCAAGAATGCAGTGACAAATTTTTTCTTCGGAGAGGAATAGATATAAATGATTTACAGCAACTAAGAAAGCTGTGTATCACGCTATCGTTAAATTTACAGACGGGCCTAGATTATTTTCTAAGCCTGTCTTTTTTTGATTTATTAGATCTATGTGAAGACTTGAGGGAGGTGAGCAAAGAATATGAGCGCAAGTAGTGATTATAAATTATCGATTAAGATCGCCGGAGAGCTTGAAAAATCTTTGTCATCATCTATCCAGTCGGCACAAAAAATGCTGAATGGCATGGGAAATGCGATGACAGGTGCGGGGAAAAAGCTAACAAAAGGAGTGACTGCTCCGATTATTGCGCTCGGTGCATCTTCAGTAAAAGAATTCGCCAGCGTTGACAAATCTCTGAAACTGGTACAAGCAACCATGGGATCAACAAATAAAGAAGCTTCTCAATTAGAATCTTCTATTAAAAAGGCTGCTGCAAATTCTGTTTTTGGAATGCAGGATGCTGCGGATGCATCGTTAAACTTTGCCAGGCAGGGATTCAATGCAAAACAGACAGCGGATATGATCACGCCGTCATTAGATCTTGCAGCCGGAACCGCAACAGACTTATCAGCTGTTACGGATGGACTTGGGAACAGTTTAAAAATGTTCAAAAAAGATTCAAGCTATGCAGCAACTGCAGCTGATATCTTTTCAAAAGCGCAAGCTCAGGCAAACACGACGGTAACTGACCTGTTCGAGGCAATGTCAACAGCTGGACCAATCGTGCAATCAGTCGGATGGACAATGTCAGATTTGGCCGCGATCACGGACGTGTTCGGTGACGCAGGAATTTCTGGATCTGAAGGAGCTACCGCATTAAAAACGGGCTTGGCGAGATTGTCTAGTCCAGCAAAAGATGGAGCCGCCTGGATGAAAAAACTCGGATTAGAGATATTCAATTCAGACGGCACGATGAAAAGCATGGTAGATGTTCAAAAGCAGCTGCATAAAGCGTTCTCTGGATTAAACAGCCAACAGAAACTGACTGCAGCGTCTGCAATTTTTGGAAAAAACCAAATGGCGAAGTGGATGACACTAATCGAAGCGTCGCCGAGCAAGGTGCAAAAATATGCAAGTGCATTAGACAACGCGTCAGGAACATCGCACAAGATGGCCGACGCTCTTCTGTCTGGGATGGGTGGATCACTGGAAAAATTGAATTCTTCTTTTGACGTCATGAAATATAACATCGGGCAAATAGCAAGCGAATATTTGAAACCAATTGTCGATAATATCACGAAAGTGATTGATGCATTCAACAATATGAGCCCGGCAATGCAGAGAAATATTGTGAAATTTGCAGCGATCGCAGCCGCAGTCGGACCAGTGCTTCTTATACTTGGTACATTGCTTAAAGTCGCAGGATCAGTAGTCGGCATATTTGGAAAAATTGGCAAGGCTGCCGGAGTATTAGGAAGAGGAGTCAAAAAGACAACTGGTCCACTTAACCAGGGTAGTACAGCGATGTCAGCTGCAGCAAAGAATGCCGCAGGATTAGGCGCAGGATTTGCATTAGCAGCCGCAGGAATCTGGATCATTGTGCAAGCTGCAAAAGAATTATCTTCTGCAGGGGTTGGTGCTCAATTAGGAGTTGTGGCCATGTCCCTGGGAGTTGCAGCCCTTATGAAATTTGCATCACAGATGGCACCAGAACTTCAGGCTGGAACACAGGGACTGATCGCGTTTGGTGGCGCAATACTTCTGGCAAGTGCAGGCATGGCTGTCATGGCATATGCTGCAACTCAGATCGCAAGTGCTGGACCTGTCGCCGCCGTTGCATTAACGATCATGCTGGCCGGAATGGCCGGATTGATGGCAATTGCCGGAACAATGGGTGCAACACTTACCGCAGGAGCAACTGGTCTTCTTGCATTTGGAGCAGCAATTGTGATCGCAGGAGCAGGATGCTGGATATTAGTCCAGGCTGCAACGCAGCTCGCGTCTGCAGGAACGGGAGCCCAAGTAGCAATGGCGGCCATGGTTATCGGGATCGTAGCGGTTGGTGCAGTCGCCGGA